TGCAGTCTCGGTTTCGGCAACAGAAACCTTGCCTGCGATGAGCTTGACCTGCTCGGTCATGGATGCGATATTCTTCTTTTCCTCCGGGGAAAGAGGACGATCCACAGAGCAGATCACCTGACTGTAATTGATGCCGGTGCTATTCTGCGCCCGCTTCAGCGTGAACTTCGTGACCACGTGGTTCGCTTTCATGCCACGGGTCACGAGGCGGGTGACGTATTTCGTGAACTCCGCCAGCGAGCCAGTGGGCAGCGTCATAATCATCGGAAGCATTTCACCTTCGCGCAGGAGGTACATGCGGCGCTTCTGTTTGCAAGCCATACCTCCGTTTTCTCCGCTGCCAAACTTAGCATACGGACAGGTCTTGCAGTCCCTGCATTCGCCGGTCTCGGCAACGACGCCAATCTTACCGTCCAAGCTGGAGCAGTCGGGCGGATTGTTGCCTCCGGTGAATTTCTCTTTATAGTAGCTGTTGATCGGGTGATGATACAGAATGACGGCGCTAAAGTCTTTGGCGCTGTCGGGGCTGTTCGGATCGTCGCCGGGTACTTCGTAGGCGAGCCCGCCGCCTGCGGGAATCTTGATGCGCTCGAAGCTGGGACGCAGGCCGTCAAGCTCTTCACTAAACAGCTCGGCGAGATTTACGGTTTCGGTAAGATAACCGGTGTTCTGATCGGTGGTAGCAATTGCAGTGGTGTTCTTTGTGTTCATGGTGCTTATCTCCTTTTTTATTTCTTAGATTTGGATACGCGGATGCTCGGCTGCTCGAACACCTGAATCACGCCTTCGAGCCAGTCGGGGAGCACATCGTCGTTGTTGGCCTTGAGTTCTTTGACCGTTGCACCAAGCGTCATGGTGTTGATGGTGAACAGATGGTCGAAGCCATGTGCTCGCATCCTTCGGTACAGTTCTTCCTTTTCTTCCGGTACCGCGCCGGGGAATTCACGAATTACAAGGGAGAAGCGGGATCCGTTGCGGTCAAAGCCGGTGCATTCTTCATCCGTCATCAGCTGAATCAGCTCGGCCTCCACCGAATCGATGCGTTCCTGCACATCTTTGAGCTTTGCCTGAAGGTCAGATTTCTCGTCTCGCAGCGCCTTCAAGGTATCCGCCGCAGCGAGCATGCTTTTTTCGTTCATATCGTTATCCTCCAATGATTTTTTTGTAGTCATCGACGAGTAGCTTGGAGACATCGGCCTTCTGCTTGAGCGCACCCATGACTTTTTCGTCAATGGTGTCTTTGCAGACAAGGTGAATGTAAACGCCGCGCTTCGTCTGCCCGATCCGGCGCACACGCGCCATGGATTGCTGGTAGTTGGCATAGCTGAAATCCAGCGAGTAGTACACGCAGACGCTGCCTGCCGTGAGGGTAAGCCCCATGCCGGTGGTCTGTAACTGCCCGACAAACACCTTGGTGTCGGGATCGGTCTGGAAGGCGGAAACCTGCTCGGCGCGATCCTTCACGTCACCTTTGATCAGGGCGTACCCGATGTTCTTCTTGCGGAGCATACGGGCGATCGCATCGATCTCCGGCACGAAGCGGGCGAACACGATGACTTTTTTTCCCTCCTCCATGCAGCTGTCGATCACGTCCTCGAGGGCGTCGAGCTTTGCCGTCGATAGCTGCTGGGCGTCATCACCGTCATCGTTTCGGACGAATCCGCCTGTGATCTGTGAGAGGCGCAGAAGCTGGGTCAGCACGTTGCGGGTCGTGATTTCGCCGTTCATGAGCTCGGCGAAGCTATCCTTTTCAATGCCGTCATAGATCTTCTGGGCATTTTGCTCCAGCTTTACCGGTCGTACCTCTTCCACAAATTCCGGCAGATCAACCGCCTCGTCGATACGAATGCGATATGCGATGGAATGTGCCTTTTCGACCAGCTCCGCCAGATGCTTGTAACCGACGATCTGATGATTCTGAAATCCACCAAGAATGGCGTAGTAGGCGCGGAAGCCGTAGAAACTGCCACCAAAGATGCTTTCATCCAGAAACTTATACTGGCTAAAAAAGTCCAGAGGGCTGTTTGTGATGGGTGTGCCTGTTAGAATCAGGTTATAGCTGCTGATCTTACCGAGCCGGTGCAGTGCCTTCGAGCACTTTGCCTGCGGATTCTTGATTTTGCTGCTTTCGTCACACACGATCATGTCCGGGTGCCAGCGAGTGAGTTCCGCCTCCAGCCTCCAGCAGCTTTCGTAGTTGACTACGATGATCTGAAGGCCATTGCCGATCATGTATCGGATGGTATCGGCCTTTTTCGCGCTGGTTCCGTCGAGCACAGCCAGTTGATAAGGGAAATCCGCGAATTTTTCAAACTCTTGCTCCCAGACGTCCACGATAGATTTCGGGCAGACGACCAACATCTGCGTGATTTTGTGCTTGTGGTGGAGTGTGCCCGCCAGCGCAATTGTGGTGATCGTCTTGCCGGTGCCCATGTCCATGAGAAAGGCACAGCCTTTACTTGTCATCGGAATCACCGCCTTCCATCTGCTCTATGGCAAGCGCCATGTGAAGCTGTCGGTGCTGCCTGTCAGGCATGATCAGCAAATTCTCCGGACTGTTGTCGGAGGCATCGCCGTTCATGTGATGGACTACTTCGCCGTGCTCCAGCGGTCTGCCGATGTATGCCTCCGCTGCGGCACGCGCCTTCTTTGAGTTGGCTTTGCCGCGATCGGCGATATGGCAGTAAGGATTACGCTGGCGATTGAGATCCGTGAGATGAGCTGCCTTATGGCCACGGGCAAGTTTGGCGAAATCCACATTCTCGCTCATCCATTTATTCCGGTGCTCCACAGAGCAGAAATTCTTTCTGCTTGGCTTTTTCCGCTCGATGGCCTTCCCACAGACCACACAATGCACAATCATGCTGTACCTCCGATCCCGAAGGTTCGCAGGGCAAAGTTGTATGCTCTGATCTGGTGCTGATAAGGTGTTGCCTTGATCGGCATCGGAATGAGCGGGACTTCGTCGCCTGCGTCCTGCGTCTTGATATCCGGCGAAAGCGTATCGTCGAGGGATGCACCGAGCAGCTGCAGCAGTGCTACATTTTCCTTGGAATAAGGCACCACCCATGCCTTGTCATCTGGATCATAAAATCTTCCATCGATTTCTTTGATGCTCTCTTTCGCCAGAAATGCGTCGTATATGCGAATGTGATTGCCGTCTCTTATTGCATTCAATGATTTTTCTCCTTCACACTTGGTTTAGCGAAGGCGGAAAGGATACGCTGCATCGTTTCCTGCTGATCCGGCTGCAGTCCGGGGAGGAGGGAGCGAAGCAAAGCCTCCTGATCGTCGTTTAAGTACCGGCGAGTGACGTACCATCCGTCCATGGCGCGGACACCGCCCGCTGCGCCTTGTACTGTGACAATGGGGTAAGAACATGAGAGTACGAGAATGTCGCGCTCGATCGTCCTTCTGCTGACACCGAATTCAGACGCCAAATTCTCAATGCGCTCTGTTCTTCGATCGCTGATTGCCTCCAGCACTTGCTGTCTGCGCTCAATCGCGCTCTGCATGTTCTCACCTCCTTCCGTCCTTCGTTGTCTTTATTTTCAGAGATAAACCCGACACCTAATGTCGTGTTCAAAAGGGTTTTTTAAATAATCTTCTTTTTTCTCAGTAGAAATGAAAAATGCCCGCTGCAGCAGGATTGCTCCTACCGCAGCGGGCATAAAAAGACCGGCAGATAGAATTATCCTTCAGGATTTCTATCTGCCGGAAGCCTATTGATCTGTGTCAATTTCGATCCCATAACAGATTTTACTGTTGTGTCGGTACCCCTAACGGTTCTGGCCGAGTCCGGTACTCATGGCGCAACAGCAGTCTTATTTGTTTTCATTGTGGTTGCTGATGTACGTTGTACCAGCTCTACCATGACCTTTGCGTCCTGATCAACGACCACACGCAAAGGGCTTCCGCATTTCGGACAATTTAGCTCCATACCATCACAGCGCTTCGATCTGCCGATCGGCTTGCTACACTTTGGACAGCAGGCATACAAAAGCGTGTCTAATTCGCCCATCCGACTTCCTCCTTGCTTCCTGTGGTACGCGCGGGCATTTATACGGCCTCCGGGGCAACGTACTGCGCAAGCTGTCCCATTTTTATAAGAGGGATCCGCACAGTGTGCTTACGGGCGTATTCGCCATCCATAACCATGGTGTGGCAATGCTCACATTCCATCCATCCGCCTGTTTCATCTAAAAACAAGCCTTTATTCAAAGTGCCACAAATCGGGCACGTAACATCGTATTGTTCCATTTCAGTTCCTCCGATCAACCTAAATCTGTGATTTCAATGGAGTAGATATCCTCGAAATATATCTGCTCACCATCCAGTTTGAGCCAACGGAACGTACAGCTCACGTCCGTGATCCTGCCACATTTGGTGACGTCGTGAAAGGCGCAGTAGCAGTCAATTTCAACTTTCATACCGCGCCTAAGCTTCAAGAAAATCCGCGAGTTGTGTTCTGCCTGCTCTTCGGAAATATCATGGCGCTCTACTCGCAGGTGCCGTTCTTCACGATCCCGCAAAGCCTCCTGTAAGCCCTTCATTGCATCAAACGGGCTGAATATTTTAGCTCTTTCTGCTCTTGTCATCATATCCTGCTCGATGCCCTCCTATAAAACCGTTCCGTTCACGCTGCGTACCCTCCGGCATATAGTTTATGCCACGGAGAACGGCGTTTTTGCCATACCGCTGCCGAATATCCAAAACGGTCTGCTGAACAGTTCGCTCCCGCTCGACGGCATCAAAGTTCGTGAACAAGTTGTAGCCCTCACAACCTTCATCGCACACATCCTCAAATGTGATGCCGAGCCGTCTGATTTTGGTACAGCGATCTGTGGTTTGGTCGTATACCCGCAGTGCCGCCTCCACGAGGAAGGAGGCGAGGGCGGTTGTCACATCCAGCTTTGCCATACCCTTGGTGGGCGCAAGCTCATCATGAGTATAGCCGACAAAGATACCGACCTTACTGGTGATAACTTTCCGCCGCATAAGCTCGGCGGCTCCATTGAGCGCCATCTCATGCATGACTGTCCGGGCTTCCTGAAAGGTGTAATCCCGAGGCAGAATCTGCGAGAACGATACGGATTTTGATTTGCTCTTGTATGCTTTGATGTCAGAAATCAAGCACGGCTCACGTCCCCACGCATGGTCTATAAGCAGTTCTGCATTCTTGCCGAATACTTTGTACATGAGCCCTGTGTCCATCTGTGTCACGCCGCGCATATCGAAAACACCATAGCGTTCCAGCCGTCGTGCTGTTCCACCTGCGACCATCCAAAAGTCTGTGATCGGGCGGTGATCCCATAATGTCTGCCGGTATTTCTCTTCGTCCAGTACCCCAACGTGATCTTTGGCGTGTTTTGCTGTAATGTCCAGCGCAATCTTGGCGAGGTAAAGGTTCGTCCCGATACCCGCTGTTGCGGGAATATGAAAGCGATCTGCGATTTCATTCATCAGATGCT